ATGGACATTTTTCAAAAAAAAAGGGTCAGATAGTTGAAAAACATTGATTTCGTCGATCAGAGCATAATACTCACAATTTGTTATTTTTGTTTAAAAAATCGTTACGATATTTTTTTATATATTTTTAAAAAATGGTTTAGACAGTTTTATAATGTCTATATATACTAATGGCTACTAACAGAAAAAACGCCAAAAAAACGCCGATTTTTTTTTGTGAAAAATGTGACTTTAAATGCTGTAAGGAATCTGACTACTCCAGACACCTTGAGACCAACAAGCATAAGTTACTAACAAATGCTAACAAAAAAACGCCAAAAAACGCCGACTGTACTAAGCAACAATTTGTATGCATTTGTGGTAATGTTTATAAGTTTGCATCAAGTTTTTGTTACCATAAGAAAAAATGCAATCAATATAAGATGTCGGAAAGTTTAGCATCAAATAATGTTTCAGAATTAGATTCTACACATGTAATAACAAGTGATAATTTTGATTTAACAAAAGATATGTTTATAAAACTTATGAATGATAACCAAGAAATGATGAAGATCATTAAAGATCAACAACAACAGTTAAATACAATTATACCTAAGATTGGTGGTATTACTAATAATACTACTAATAATCACTTTAATTTAAATTTATTTTTGAATGAAAAGTGTAAAGATGCATTGAATATATCTGAGTTTATAGATTCACTGAAGATAACGATTGATGATTTAGCATTTTCAAAAGACAATGGTTTGGTTCGTGGTATTGCAGATGTTATGATTCGTGGATTAAAAGATCTAGATGTTCATAAACGCCCAATTCATTGTACTGATTCTAAACGTGATACAATGTACATTAAAGACAAGGAGAAATGGGAGAAAGATGAAAATCATATGAAAATGAAAGAAACAATTGAAAAAATAGCAGATAAAGAAAGAACCGCTCTTCAAATATGGGCTGAAAATAATCCTGACTGGATGGAGACAGAAAAGAAGCAGATAGAATATTTAACAATGATGCGTTCTATATGTGAACCTATAGAAAATGACGAAAAGAATGAAAAGAAAATAATTAGATCACTTGGTAAAAATATACTTCTTGATAAAAATGATATAATTTCTTGTTAATTTATAATATTAATATTTGTAATAATTTAATATTATAGTAAAAATAAATTAATGTTATAATATATACTAACTCGATCACAGTAATTATATCAATGTCATATTCAAATATAAAAAAAAGAAATAAAAAAAAATATATAACAAGAAAATACATAATTAATAAAAAAAATAAAACTAAAAAAATAAAATATATAAGACATACTAGTTTAAAAAAAATACCAAAAGCATTCAGAAAATTAGTTGGCGGAACTATGATAGGTCAAGGTAATTATGGTTGTGTTTATCGACCCGATATAAAAAATAAAGATAATAAAGTTGTTTCGAAGATTGTTCTTAAAAATAACGTATTCAATGAATATAGACATGAGTATAAGATTCTTAAAAAGATGGGGAACATTGATCCTCAAGGCAAATTTCATAATTTATTGAAAGATGCATTTGATTTTAAGGATATAGTATCATTTCCTGACATAGAAAAATGTTCATTAACAAAGCCTCACTATGATGTCAAGGATTTTTTTGTATTTAATCTTGTTTTTTCAGGAGAAAATAATTTAACATATTATATGAAAAATGCATTTATGAAAAAACATAAAAGTGAAGATTTGTTACCATCAGAATCTTTTCCTGCTGTATTATTTACATTACTTGCTAATATTATTGTAGGAATACATAAAATGATAGAAGCAAATGTAGTGCATAAAACATTAGACGCTGATTCTATTTTTCTGACAAGCCCTATAAATTTAACAAATACATATTGCGAAAAGATTATTGACTTTGGGGAAGGGGAATTGCGAAAGTACAAAGATTTTAGTGATAAAAATCAAGATTATATATCTTTATTTAAAAATTTAATTAACATGTTGAATAAAATATCTAAACTTCCACATAATAAAAACTATAGCAAAACAATAACCGAATTGCATGTAGGTTTTACTGAGTTATTAAATATGGTAAGTGTAGAAGATGTAAATTATACAGAAGTAACAACAAAGTATATAGAACTTTTGGAGAGAATATTCGGTGAAAAATATTCAAAATATGCAAGAGATCATTATTTATAAAGTAAAAAAATATTTGTACCTGTAAATAATATGTTAGTAACACATATCATATATTATTTATATACATACACAACTTACCTGTATTAAAGATTGTATTTATTATAATTAACTATTGTTTGTAAGTAATGTCTCAACTACTCAATATATTGTTTAAGGCTTTTTGACAACTTTCTTTACGACTTTCTTTGTTCCTGATGCATCACTGCTTGAATCTTGCGCAGGTGCTGGTGCGGGTGCAGGAGCGGGAGCAGGTGCGGCTACAGGAGTAGACTCTTCTTCGTGATCATCATGCTCTTCGTCGGAATCCTCAGCAAGTTCTTGAGTTGGTACATCTTCGTCGCTTACAGTGTCAAGTTCTTGAGTTGCGACCAGTTTCTTGTCTTCATTTGAAAGTTGAATGTGGCACTTTCCGCGGAGTGTAGTCTTCGGCTTGACAACTCCTTGAAACAACTTCCAAGTAACTCCAAACTTACCTCCTGCGAACCAGATACCTCCGCACTGCAAGACCAGAGCAACATGAGAGCCCTTGGCAATCAGACTGAGAGGAGTGAGATCTTCATTTGCGGGATCAGGGAAGATTTTGCGAGACTGAGGATCAAACAACTCAACATTCCACACACCTTTCCAGATGGGAAGTTTGACATTCAGGGTGGGGTTCTTGTTCTGATCGGGTTCGCCATTCTCACCCTTTGCAAACTTGAGAATGGGAGTCCAGGTGATGTCGATGTGTGAAGATGTCATGGTAGTCTTTCCGAACCATTCCTTCTGATTGACGAGTGCATCTGCCTTGATTTTTTCTTCGAATTTGCTGATATTCTCACGGAACTTGCTGATACTAGCGGTATTGTATTCTTCGCCGGGAAACTGGAGAGCCATGCTATATGTTTTTTCGCCGGATTTCTTGTCTTCGTACTCACTGACACCCCAAGTCATCATGAGGGGAGTCGAAATGAGTGTTGAACCATTTGTAGATGAGTTGAGGATTCCAACACTCTTGCCTCCTGATGAATTCACCTTGGGCTTGGCATATTTGATATCTTTTGAGGGATTGAATGTCTCGCCGGAAATGATTTCCTTAGGAGCGGGAGCAGAAGAAGTCTTTGACTTTGCGGATACGGTTTGTGCTGACATTGTATTCTGTTGGCTTTGCGTTTGGTTTGCGATTTGAATCATACTACATATTATTAATGCTCATAGTCAAATCAATTTTCTGTTTGCCAAAATTCTATGGTAAAAAATATGAAAATAAAAAATAGGATACTTATGAAGTAATTATAAAGTTAAGAAAGATCTATAATCTATACTATATAAAATTAATAAAATACTATTTAGTTAAATAAAATAGGTGTATACATTTAATAACAAATTTTATTTTATGAAACTGAAAATGCGTTATATAAAAATATAAGTTGTATAATGTATAACTAATGTTGTGTACAGGATGTCGTCACCTAACGTAATTCAAATGAATGTTGGTAATGTTATAGATGTTAACGAAAGTGTTACAACAAACATTATAGCAATAGTAAATGCAAATTTACATGAAAATATGATAATTCATAATGACACGAATATTGGTAACAACATTATTAATGTTATGACAAGTCATGTGAATTCTGATGAGAATAATAGTATAAATATTGTAAATACAACACAACGTGTTTCAAGAAGTAAGAGAAGGTTACCTCCGTCAATAAATGTGGATGACGGTGAAGATGATGAGGATACCAAAGATGGTGGTTGTGAGAGTAGTGGTATAAATGGAGAAGAAGATAAGAAAAGTGACATGCGGGAGAAACGTGAGAATATGTTAAAATCAAAATTAAAACTAAGAAATAGATCGGGTGCCAAAAACGATATAGTTATGATAGATGATGAAGATAGTGGTATATGTAAAAAAAATAAAAAAGTAAAGAAGCCGGAGAAGTTGACAATAAATAATTATGAAATGATGTTGACGTCGAGATATAAAATGGAAGAGTTAAAAAAAGTTTGCATGCAGTATAAAGTATCAAGGATGGGTAATAAAGATGATATAATTAGGAGACTATACGAGTATTGTAAGAATTCGGTTGAACCATTGAAGATTCAGAAGGTATTTAGGGGTTTTTTGGTCAGGAAACTATATAAACTAAAAGGACCTGCTTTGAAGTCTCGTAAGATGTGTACGAATGATGAAGATTTTTTTACGATGGAAGAGATGGAAGAGATACCTGTATCACAATTTTTTAGTTATAAAGATGATGACAATTTTGTATATGGATTCAACTTGTTATCATTTTATAATTTATTGGTAAAAGAGGGTGATAGGCCAAAAAATCCGTATAATAGGAATGAAATTAATAATAAAGTAAAAGAGAGTGCACGAAATGTAATAAGAATATCCCGAATGTTAAAGATGCCTCTTGAAATTCATATAAAGCAGGAAGTGATAGATCCAAGGAAGCGATTGGAAATGAAAATATTAGAATTGTTTCAATTAATGAATTCTTATGGTAATTATGCAAATTCAGAATGGTTAACAGCGTTATCTAGAATAGAGCATGTAAGATTTGCAAGAGAGTTGGCGGATATATGGAATTATAGAGCGCAGTTAACAAATATTAAAAAGATGGAAATATGTCCTCCGCATGGTACGCCATTTTTAGGCACACCGTATTTTACGAACACATATATAAATCCCAACAACATACCTGATGAAACGCTTTTAAAGATGAATGTACAGATAATAGAAAATCTTATAAAGTCGGCTGTAGATGTAGATAATAAAACACTTGGATCGTTTTATGTTTTATCTGCATTGACTTTAGTAAGCCAGCCTGCGAGGGATGCGATGCCGTGGTTATATGAAGCGGCATTACATGTACAACAGTAAAGTTAAGAATTTGTATAGTATATAATATAGTTTGGATATAAGTGGTGAATATTTTATTTTTTCCTTAAGATAAAAAATGAAAAAATAAACGCGGGAAGATGAATATGTATGAACTAGACGATAATAGGGATTAAGTTTATACAAGTTTTTAAGAATATAATATATAATGTCTAAAAATACTTAAAAAGACCTCACATAATAATGTATACAACGACCACAATGGCAAAGAAAGCTCCTTCCTCCTCCGCTCCTGTTGCAGCCCCTGTTGCTGCCCCTGTTCCTGCATCTTCTTCAAAAGATTCTAAACCCAAGACCCCCAAGACTCCTAAGGCTGATGCTGCTCCTGTAGTTGCCGCTCATCCTGTTGCTACTTCCGCCGATGCCCATGTTGAGGGCGGTGCAATTGAGACATCTTCTCTCTCATCTTTGTTTGGTGAGTTTGGCACTAAACTTCAGACTTTGAGTTCAGGTCTCTCGTCCTTGCGTAGTGACTTTCGTACCCTTGAGCGCAATGTCGCCCGTGAGTTGCGTGCGGCTCAGAAGGTTTCTAAGCGTAAGCGTAAGTCTGGTAATCGTGCTCCTTCCGGGTTTGTAAAGCCTACTCTGATTTCAAAGGAGTTGGCTGATTTTCTTGGAAAGCCCGTCGGTACTGAGTGGGCTCGTACTGAGGTGACTCGTGAGATCAATGCTTACATCAGGCAACACAGTCTGCAAGACAAGGAGAATGGTCGCAAGATCAATCCTGATGCTAAGTTGCGTTCTCTTCTTCAACTCAAGAAGGGTGACGAACTTACTTACTTCAACTTGCAGAAGTACATGTCTCCCCACTTTGCCAAGGCTACTCCCGCCGTTGCTGCTTCTTCTTAAGAATTTAAAAGTGTACTTATGTTGCAATAAAAGTAAGAAAAGAAAAGAAAAAGAAAAAGAAAAGAAAAGAAAAGAAAAGAAAAAAAGAAACGAAAATAAAATAAAAAGAAAAAAGAAAAAAGAAAAAAGAAAATAAAAACTAAATAAAAATGACATATACTTACATATGTCATTTTTTGTCAAATATTATAATATAGTAATTATTTTTTAAAGAATATGAAATTTTCTTTTTCCATGACTTGTATTAACAGTTCTCGATTGATGGGACCATTCATAATTTTTATTTGATCATAAATATCTAAGTTTTCGTAAGATGAGATATTGAATAAACTTAAAATCTCGCGAATGTCTTTGATAAATGATTCTAAGTGTGAATTTTCATGTACTATCCAATCATAGAAGTCTATTATATTTGGATTTATTTCATTTATTTGCAACTCCTTATATTTCTTGAACAGTTTGTATGCGTTGTATATTGTAAGATATCCTGAACTATTGATATCGGATACAAGATTCTTTTTATTTTGTGAAATAGATTTACCGTGGTGAAAGTAATCGCATCCAAATATAATACACATTTGCATAAATTCATCATGAGATGCATTAAGAGTTTTTAATATGCCTTGATAATCATACATAATAACAGTAGATGATGTCAGACTTAGATATCGAAGAACGCGATTGCATCCATATACAAACATATCAGTATCTTCACTTAAACAAGCGTATACAATATTTTTAGAAACAAGTTTTGCACATAAAATGTCTGCTTCACCGGGTGCTTCAAAATAAGTCATACCATATGCTTGTAACAATGTTTTTGCATTTTGTATGTGATCGTATTTAAGTATAACAAATTTTTTCTTGAGTTGTTCCATAGCAGTGCGTATGTCATCAGCAGTCGTGGGAATTTGAATTATAGTATCTTCATCTAATTCTACAGTTGTATCATGGAGGAATGGATTGGGAACATCTTCGGTATTTGTAGATATAGATTCAACCTCACTAAGGATCTGTTTAAGACGATAGTATTCTTCACGTGCATTTTTTTTGGTTTGTTTTCTTGTTGCTATAGTATCATTTTTTTCCATTGGTGGTTTACCATCAAATATAAATATGGGGGTTATATTATTTTCGCGGAAAATGGAGATCATTAAATATAAATTTTCTAAAAGAGCATCTTCGCCTAGATACTTATACATATAAATACTGATATCAACGACTATTTTTTTCCCAGCAAGTGAAGAAAGTGAAATAGATGATATTGAATTTTTGCACTTAGATTGAAGGAACTTGTTCAACATGCGGATACCCATTTTTTGCTTGTTGTATATGATAGGGCTTACCTTTGTGCTTGAGACCAGAGAAGTTGTTTATTTTGTACAATATAACTTATAGTATATATATAACATGAATCAATTTTCTACATTAGGAAATTGATTTATGAAACATATTAATTATAAATAGAGACAACCCACATCGGTTACCCCACATCAGACACTACAATGCCAATTACAAGACAACAAGCAAAAAAACGCGAAGAGAAACAAAAACAAGAATGCACGAGAGAGGATATAATTCAATCTCCCGATAAAAGAAATTATGGTATGTCAGTTCATTTTAATCCGGTTATAGACTTTATAGATGCATCAAAAGAGTGGAGAAAAAATAAAATAAAAGGCTCTAACTGTACATTTGAATATAAATTATTATAAGGTTCCTCCTATAACAGTCATTCTCATTGTTGAAAGTAGCGAATTATTATGCTGTTTTTGCATTTCAAGTTTATTTTCTATAGCAACAACTAGTTTTAATATATTATTTGTTTTATAGTTATTATAAATAAAATTGATAAAACTATCAATATTTTTTTCAGTTTTTTTAAAATGGAATAAATTTGTATTGTTATCAATACACCAAAGCATAAAACTATTAAAGTTGTTAAGTAAAATTGATACAATAATATAGTATGCAAATACATTTGTTTCTTCTTTGTATAATTTTTTAACCGTTATATAGTTTACATCAGTGCAGTTTGAAATAATATTATAGTCAAGACCCATATAGTTTAGTATTTTAATACATTGAAATAGTGAAAATATTGATTCATGCTGAAGATAATCATAAAAACAATTTAAGAATTTGTCATATTTGTTATGTGATACTTTGGTGGATCTATTATGTGTTGTATGCACTTGATGTAATTTTTCAATAAAATTTTTTCTAGTTGTTCTTGATGAGAATTTCTTATATGCATTTATTTCAAAATAAGATTCAAAAATAATATTCACAATTCGAGCCCATACTTCACAATATGATTCATAAATTTTTACATCCTTATGAATAGTAAATATTTTTTGTAATCTTATATTTGCATTTGTAATATTTAGTGTAGAAAAATCAAGACCATAATTGTGCATAGTTTCATGTACAAATACTTTAAACCATTCTTCTTTCCTATATACAACTATTCTTCCACTTGTTTGGCAAACATCAGAAACGCCACCATTTACATGAATAGGTTTTAAAATATTATTATGATTATATTCATCAATGTAATCTTCGTAGTCTTTATACTCCTCGGTATCTTCTATATTATGTTTTTCTTCATTCTCTGAAAGATCAACATTTGGTAAAATTCTTTTAAATGGTGTTAAATATATGAAACATTCAAGTTTAGTACCACATTTAACGTCAGAATATTTTGCTAAAAGTTTTAACCACAAGTATATTTTTAGTGCACAGTTTTTAAAATAGGATGCACCTTTTTTTCGAATATTATTAAGTTCATATGTGCTATTTTCAAAAATAATAAAATTAATTTTTACATTTCTACCATTACCTATATCGCAATTATATTCAATAATATATTTTGATTTGTCTTGTATATATTTGATAATATTTGATGGAATATACAAACTTGAAAATAATGCTTTCTGTAATACTTTATTATTATGGTCTTCTATTTTTGTAAGTTTATGTTTAAAACATGATTGTATAACATGTTTATTACTTTTAAAGTTATTAAATTCTTCATCAATAAAATCATAAATAGAAAACAAGTGTGAGTTTATTTCAGACTGTCGTGCATTTTTTGAGTTATGTGACAATTCTTGTTTATTTATTTTTCGAATTTTATTATAATATTTATCATTATACTGCATGAGTTGTAATAAACTATAATCTTTTTTTTTTAATTTATGAGGTGTAGAGTCTATTTCTAGTTGTGATGTTTGTATAGGATCCATTGTATATTGTATTATATGATAACTATAATATAATATGTCATTATATTTTTAGATATTTGTTTCAAAAACATTTACTCCACCTTTTTTTGTTCGCAACTTTGAACGAACGCGCATTAAATGAATAGACACAGTAGGTTCTTTCATATGTCGATAGTTTATTAGTTTTGCATTATTTGTCATTAAAAGTATTTTTGCAAGATTGTCATTCTGACTAAATTTAGCCATTGTTCCATCTTCAAGAACGCGAGCATGTCTTCCATTGAAGAAGTCTGAATCTATAACAACTTCTTCAGGCCTCAATGTAACCATTTTACCATCAATTTTTGTTTTTGGTATTTTTTTACCGGCAACTGTTGCAAGATTAACATCATGTGCAATACGCGATAGTATAGATGTTTCATCATAGTATTTGCTCTTTTTATGTGCGTCCATTGTAAATAGTAAGTAAAATTCTGGAAAACGTTTTAAGAATTTATTTGCTTGATAGTAATGTTCAACAGAAAGCCACCTATGTCCATCTAGTGTAAATGGTTCACACCACTCATTGGATATCTTTCTTCTCCAGTTTTTATCACCTTTATTACCTCCTGATGAAAGTGGAAAAAGTCCGATTGCATCTTTCGTTGATAATGAATCACCTTGTGCTTTACCAGGAAGTTGGTCAGCAGCATTTTCATAATGCGATAATTGTACAGCATCACTATAATGAGGATTGGACGATAAAGTTTGATCAGCAATACTTGCATCTAATTCTTTAGCAGAAAGTGCACTTTCAATACCTAAGTCTTTCATAAATAGAACAAATTGTGGTATATGACTATAATTACCATTTAAACTTTTACCCTGCAGACATCGAGTAGCAATTTGCAATTTAACGCAATATGGTATTTCTGCAAATGTGAACATTGCTACATTTCTATATGTTACCAATTCATAATGCATACCAGTATGAGAAAATATAATATAAAAATCAGGATTAAATTGATAGTCTTCTTTACTGGATGATTTTGCCATTTCTCCCGTTTCTCTCGTTTCTACTGGTTGGACAACTAGCGCATCACCTTGTGCATCACCTTGTGCATGCATTTTATCTCGTGTGCGTACAATTGCATCTTTTGTATTTTTATCGGATTGTAACCCACAATTAATAACATTTATTTCGGTAAATGGTTTCCTATTATTTCCGTTATAGTCGCGTTGTGATAGAATTATAAATTTAAAATTAAGTAAAAATTCGAGTGCAGATATACCCCATTCGTCTACCCAATAATCACTTGTTAATATTATACTGCGCATATCACTTAACGATTTAACGCCTTTCATAAAGCGCACTAATTCTAGATTTTCTTTTGCATCACGTACTTGTAACTTTATCTCTTCACATTCAGACAAAAGTGTAGTAGATAATGCTTTTATTTCTCTTTTTTCTAAAATTGATTTTGCACCTGCAAGACGCTCTTTCAACTCATCATTTTGTGTCATATTTTCTTGATATTTTGAATTTAAATCAGAAATTTCTTTAGATATTTGGTCATATATATCACGATATACCCTATACTCATTTTCAGTAACTGCAGCGGAAAGCATACGACGCAATTTAATTACACTTATATCGGTATCAGAGTCTATTGATCTAACTGCTTGACATATAGCGTAAAAGAAACAGTCACCACCTCCAGGGTTACGAACAGTCTGAAAATAATTATTTTCATAATACGATTGTATCCATGGTTGATCTTTATTACGTTTATATCTACCTTTATCGGCTTCAAATTGTTCAACGGTTTGAACGGGAATACGAGGAATTTCACTTTTTAATGGAACATCAGCGGGTACTTGATCGATTAGTGATGCACGAATGGCTGCTTTCATAAATTCGTCATCTGAATCAGTGTCTTCATTTTCTGAACCAACTGCTGCAGATGCAGATGCTAATGATTTTGATACTACAGCGATAGCCGATGCAGGTCTAGATGAAGTTTTTTCTTTTTCTATTGGCTTGAGTTTAGGTTTAGGTTTATCTTCTAAGTTTTTAGGAATATAAACTGCTTTTTGAATTAATGATTTTGTAACAAAAGAATAAATAAGGGGAGGAGGTGCTTTTTCGGGATTTATTTCATCTTCATCATCAAGTAATGAAGGAATAGTATCTTGCATCATTTCATATACACCAATTTGAGATATTACTTTATCATTCTTAATAAGATATATTGGGATATATACTATATTTTTAGATATAAATGTATTATTTACTTGTCCAATACCAATGATAGTATTAATACCTAAAACGGATGCTTCATATAAAGGTGCTTTATAATTATGTTCTTCAGTATCTAACGGATCTAATGATTTTAATTCTGGATAATTAATACTTGAATCAAGTCTTGATCGTACCATTATAATAAATATAGATATATAATTTTATATTTTAAAATAATTATAGGTTATATTTTAAAATATATTATTGTATAAGTTAATAAATACAAATTGAGTTGATAAAATATATAAAATTATTTTTTTAATGATTGCTGGATACATAAGAGGAGGTATAGGAAATCAGTTATTTCAAATATTTGCAACAATTGCATGTGCATATGATAATAATTGTAAATTTATTTTTCCCGATAAAAATAGTCCTAAAGAAAAACGTATTACATATTGGGATACATTTTTAAAAGAATTAAATATAAACGGTAATCTATGCGATATATATTCAGATAATTTTACATGTTCAATATTGAATGAAATAGCGTATAACTATAATAAAATTGTTATACCAGATGTATTATTAAAAAATAAAATATGTATTTTATTGTATGGGTATTATCAAAGTTATAAATATTTTGATAGACACTATTCTAAGATTGTTACATATATTAAACTAGATGAAAGGATAAATGATGTAAAAAATCAATTTTATACATACTATGAAAAAAAATATGAAAATAAATGTATAATATCAATGCATTTTAGGTTAGGAGATTATAAAACATTACAAGATTGTTATCATATTGCTAACAAAGAATATTACGCGAATAGTATAAAATTTATTACAAATAAAATAAAAAAACGCGAAAAATCTGGTAATAAAAAAAATAAAAAACACAAAAATAAAAAACATCAAAACAAAACAAACGAATTAGAAAAAGATAAATATGTTGTATTATACTTCTGCGAAGATGATGACTATCAGGATGTTGAATCAACAATAAATGAATTAAAACAGGAATATCCGTTAATAATTTTTGAAAGAGCGGGAGAAAATACTGAAAAAATAGAAGATTGGCAACAAATGTTATTAATGAGTTGTTGCAAACATAATATTATAGCAAATAGTACATTTAGTTGGTGGGGTGCATATTTAAATGCAAATCCTACAAAAATAGTGTGTTATCCGCACAAATGGTTTGGTAAAAATTTAGAAATAAATAATACTGTAGATTTATTTCCGGAATCATGGAATGAAATATGTGAATAATAAAGTTAACGATATGCAATTTTTCTAGTTCTATGACGAGAAAGTAAAAATCCATAATTTCTTCTTCGCGATGCATGATGCCTATAAACGCGTAAAGTATGTTTATGTTGTGTTGGTTTAGAGTCACTTCCATAAGATGGGCTATTAGAATATCGTGAGTTAGAAGAATTTGTTTTATATCTAGAAGTCTTGTTAGAGTGTGTTCTATAGTTATAAACTTGGTTAAAATTAGTTCTATAGTTAGAAGCCCGAATAGAATCTGTTCTATAGTTTGAAACCTGATTAGAATTTGGAACCGATGTGTTAACATTGTTTATGAATTCGGGTGTAATGAATGAGTTATTCATATATAAATTTCTAATTAATGCATGTTTATCTACGTCTTTCATAATATTTTCATAGTTTGTTTGTCTCTGTTCTATATCACTATAATCTTCACGTTGAACTGCTTGTATAGGTACAATCATATACCATGGATGTATTTTTTGTAGTTGTATCCAATATTTGTCTATTGCATATTTGACATGTTTTTCTGGATACTTCATTAAATTGTATATACCTTCTCTAACATTAGTTATTAAAGTATCATAATAAGACTGTTTTATAATATATCCTGTTGTTGTTTGACAATGTGAAACCTGAATACAGGTATCATCTATTTTTACATAAGGGGGAACATTATTACCAGCAAGTAAAAGTACATTCCATGCATCATCCTCATCTCCGTGCAGTGTAAAAAAATTATTTAAATGATTTGTAAAACTATCTTTATCCAATATTAACAAGTCATCTTCACATATCATAACGTATGGCCAATTATTTTTTTTTGCTATTTCTAGACATTTTAAATGACTCATACTACATCCTATTCTTCCATTTTTTAATTTAACTGCATTAAAACGAGTTGGTTGTATTCCTATACTTGTAAGTTGATCTTCAATATGCTGTTTACGATCAGTTCTACTTAATAAATTAATATATAAACAATATTTAATGTCAGTAACGGATGATATTAACTTTTTACTCATATTTTAGTATGTCTAGATACGTATATAATATATAATAATAATTATTTATATTATTTATGTTGTTATAAATATTATTTATAATGTTATAAATATTATAAATACTATAAATAATTATTTATGGAAATAAAATAAATGATGAAAAGTATTTATCATTTTTAATATCTTCTATTTTTTGTAATATTTCTCTACATTTGTATACGGTAGAATAATTTTTTTCGTCTGTTTCAAATAAAACAATATTATAAATTAATTCTTGTTTGAGCATTTTTTTCTTTTTTTCTTTTTTTAAAATATTATAATAATTTGCAATATGAGTAAGAGTTTTCATGTTATAAGTTTGGTACATTTCAATATAAATATCAAAATCATTAACAGAAAAAGAACAACACGGCATCGAAGACCTTGGAGAAGATAGTGATGAGGATGATGATGTAAAATGTGTTTTAGAATCTTCAATTCCATCATGTATAATAGGTGTATTACATTTTATTTCATTTTTTTCAGTTATAATACAGTCTTGTGCAGTTAGTAATTCATCATAACTACTACCACATCTTTTTAATATTTTAGTGTTTGATGTATCAGTATCATCTAATTTATCAGAATTGTCTGATTCGGTATCATATAATTCAGGATGATTTATTTTATTATTATTTTTAATTTCAAGCCAAAGATTATTTATTCTATTCCACTCTTTTTTATTATTTTCTATCCTTTCATTAACTAAAATTTGAAACATAATAATAATAACACTGTTAAATAATTATACTATTATTATGTGTATATAAATATATTTAATTATTTTTTACAATATTGTATAAATGTTTATGTAACACTTACATTAATTAAAAAAATAGAAAAATAGAAAAATATAAAAAAATTAATTGGAATTTATTTCTTCATTAATGTCCATATGTTTAAAAATAGTCTTGTTTGTTATGCTTGGATACTCTTTCATTTTGGGTTTTAGTAAAGTTATAAACTCTATTTCTTTTACAATAGATTCCCACAAATCTTCATAATCTTTTGTGTTCAAATATTTTTTAGATTTTGTGATAAGAATAAATACGTTTTCTGTCAATTCTTCGACCTCATTTGTTTTATCTACTTTACAAATATAAGTACTGATTAATTTTTGCAACTGTTTTATAATATCAATAATATCACTTTTATCAATAACATCATAGATCATTAAATTAATAATAAAAAGACTCATTGATCTACGTTTGTCATTTGTTTTTGTATATTCGCAAAATTTATCATAATTTTTTTTAGGATCCACAAACTCAATTGAGTTAAATAAACTCATAAACTCTTTGAAGTTTTCATCAAAAATATTTTTAAATATAGTATAATCATTCATAAGAGATTTGAATAACCTGGCATATAAAGCAGAATAAAAACTATTTGAACTTGCAATATTAAAAATAGAATATCCAATTTTCATCATATTTTCTTCAGACGTTTCATGTTGTATTAGTTGTATAATTTCATTTTTAATATCTTTCGTAAGCGATTCTTCATTTGAATCTGTTATCTTATTCAAAAAACCACGAATGTTATCCATATTCTTTTCAATACCTTCACTAATATGTTTTTGTGTAGTTTGAAAAGCACGTATAGTTTCCCAGTCATCATCTGTAATTTCATTTGGTTTACTTTTTACACGTTTATAATTTGTATTTGCACCATTTACAGTTCCACCACTAATCTGTTTACCTTCCTTTTTAAGAAAAATAGGCGTTTTTATATAAGTAGGAGCACCTACTTCTTCTGATAGTTTTGAAATTATATCTAAAGTTTCTTGTGACAAATTGCAGATAAATCCTGCATTTGTTATATCCTCGTAGTCAGCAATATTATATTGTTTAATTATGCGCGAAGATGAAGTAGCCATAAAATACTAATATATATTATTATCATTCGTTTATATCGATTTTATTATAAATATTTTAGTAATTATGTATCATAATTTATAATAAAAATCTATGCCTATAAATATTTTAAAATGAAAATGATTATATTAATAAATACTTAAATGTAACTGAATATATATAATATACAATGTCTGGAAAGAATCCTCCCTCGAACCGTAATAATAGATACAATAATAATGGTAACAATAATAATCGATACAAAAATGATGATGGAAATAAAGGATCATCATTGACTACACCATATAGTAACAGTAATGATAGTAATATGAGATATGATAATAGGCGTAATAATAGAAATATTGTTCGTTCAAATGGAAGCAATTATACCCATAGTTATGGAAACACGATGGGCCCTGGATTGAATATAGATAGTAAGAATGAAGTAGTACAGTTAAATAGCGAAGAAAGTACTACTATTAACTTATCAAATTCTCAGAATAGAGTTGTTGATAAAGATGAGCCAGAATATATTCCCAAAGAATTTGAAAAGTGGGAAGATTTGGAAGGTGTAATTAATGAAGACATTATGAGAGGAATTTATGCTTATGGTTTTGATAATCCAAGCATGATTCAACGCAAAGCGCTTCTCACTATGTTTGATAAAAGAGATATTATTGCACAAGCGCAATCAGGAACTGGCAAAACAGGTGTATTTACAATTGGTGTTTTGCAAAATGTGAAACCAAATATAAATAAGACTCAGGCTATGATTTTGGCACCGACAAGAGAACTTGCAAAACAAATTTATGATGTAATTACTAGTATTGGTGCATTAAATAAGGATTTTCGTTATCATCTTCTTATTGGTGGTACATCTACTGATGAAGATGCTCATAGTTTAAAGACTATTATGCCACATATTATTGTTGGATGTCCTGGGCGTGTATATGATATGATGCGAAGAAACAATATAGTTTCAAAAGATATAAATCTTCTTGTATTAGATGAAGCAGATGAAATGTTATCAATAGGATTTAAAGATCAAATATATAATATTTTTCAATATTTAAGTTCTGATGTGCAGGTAGGATTATTTAGTGCTACTCTACCAAATGAGTTACAGTCGCTGACGGATAAATTCATGCGTAATCCTGTGCGAATTTTGGTAAAATCGGAACTACTTACTTTAGAGGGTATTAAACAGTATTATGTAGCACTTAATGATGACTCTCAGAAGTATGCAACTCTGAAAGATATTTTTAATATTATATCGATGTCGCAATGTATTATTTATTGTAATAGTATTAAACGTGTTATGGATTTGACAGATGCAATGATTAATGATGGCTTTCCTGTATGCTGTATTCATAGTAATATGGAAAAATCTAAGCGTGATGAAGCATATATGGATTTTAAAGCCGGGAAACATAGGGTTCTAATTTCTTCAAATGTAACATCTCGTGGTATTGATGTACAACAGGTACGAACAGTTTTAAATTTTGATTTACCAAAATGCATATTTAATTACTTGCATCGTATTGGGAGGTCTGGAAGATGGGGACGTAAGGGTACGGCTATTAATTTTGTTACAAGATGGGATGTTAAAACTATGAAAGAAATTGAGCGTCATTACCATACTATTATTGACGAGTTGCCTTCAAATATTGTAATTGACTAATAAATGTATTAACTATTTAATTTATATAGTAACATAATTGTATAATAATCTTTACAAAATTATAAAACTAAACTAACCTAAATAAAATAAAATATTCGTAATTTTATTTTATTATTAATATTTATTCATATATATTCTTATACATTCGCATAAAATGTTTGATATTAACGGATATTTAATACAATTAAGAGAAGAACAAATAAAAAAACTTGAAACATTAAGTGGTAAAATAGAAAAGTCTTCTGATAATAGTATTCCAGCATGTGGATCATGTCATGAAACTTTTTCGAACATGAACAATAATGCAGGTGTAAGTTCTCCTGTATTTACAAATAGTGAAACATCATTTAAAATGCCTATTGAATATTTAGAAGATAAACAAGAATTAAATGCAAATATTTTAAACGATTTAGAATTAGTCGAATCAAAAGATCCGTCAGGTAATTCAATGTATGAACATATTTTTAAACCTGATTCTGTGTTTGCTAAAAGATTTTTAAATAAATGGAGTAAATATTATACAACAAATATAGAATTTTTAAAAGATTCACAACTATTTTATAAATCTTATGTAAATAAGTATGGTGGAGACTTGAAAGCCGATGTAAAAATTACAACTGAAGATAGTAATAAAAAAAATAATGAAATTACAATTAATCCGCACGAAATCTATGAAAAAATAGATAAATTATGGATTGATATTGCAGGTGATACTAATTTTAAACAAAGATTTAACTATATAGATGTACCAATACTTGATCGATTAAATAAATCACCTGGATTTTTGCAATTATTAAGTATTTACAATCTTACTTCGCCTGTAATTTCATTACTTTCTCCAATTATATTGCTTATCATACCTTTTTTTATTCTAAAATTTCAAAAAGTAGAAATAACTGTATCTGGTTATATTGCAACACTTCGAAAAATATTTGCAACACATCCTATAGGAAAAATGTTTTCATTAATGGACTTTTCTAGTATGTCTTGGGATAAAAGAATTTATCTTTTAATGTCACTTGTATTTTATATTATTCAAGTTTATCAAAATGTGATGTCTTGTTATAGATTTTATAAAAATATGATATTAATTCATAAAAATATATTTATACTTCGAGATTATTTCTTGTACACAATAGAAAATATGAAGCATATTATGCAGATTTCTTCTAAATTAAGGACATACACTGGATTTATAGAAGATATGGAATGTAAAAAACATAAATTAGAAAAACTTTGTAATATTTTTAGTAAAATAAAACCATTTAATATTTCATTTGGAAAAATGATGGATATCGGAAAAGTAATGAAATTGAATTATGAAATATTTGTAGACAGTGACATGAAACAGTCTGTTGATTACAGTTTCGGATTTAATGCTTTTTATGAACACGTAGATCATTTGAGTATTTTGATTCATGATGGAAAAATTAATGCATGTTCTTTTATTTGCGAACCATTAGGAGATGATAGTAATGAGATTGAACTAAAAGATGAAACAAATAAAAAGGCTAATAGTAAAAAGAAAAAAATAAAGAGTAAATCAAAAGATAGAAATATATCAGAAAAATCATCAGTCTCTCATTCATCTCATGTATCTGATAAATCTCATGTATCTGATAAATCTCATACATCTCATATATCAAATATAACTAACAAGACAGATAAGACAGATAAGACAGATAAGACAGATAAGACAGATAAGACAGATAAGACAGATAAGACAGATAAGACAGACAAAACACATGTATTAAAAGACGTTACAAAGTATACAAGATTTACAAAATTATATTATCCTCCATATGATAATCCTGTAAAAAATGATGTTATTATAGATAAAAAAATAATTATTACAGGGCCCAATGCTGCCGGTAAAACAACAGTCATTAAATCAACATTATTGAATATTATATTATCACAACAAATGGGATATGGATTTTATGATACAGCGCATATTAGACCATATGATTACTTGCACTGTTATTTAAATATTCCTGATACATCTGGACGTGATAGTCTTTTTCAAGCAGAGTCGAGAAGATGTAAAGAAATTTTAGATTGTTTAGAAAAGGAAAATACTAAAAATCATTTTTGCATTTTTGATGAATTATATTCAGGAACAAATCCTTATGAAGCAGTAGCAAGTGCATATGGATATATTGATCATATTTCAAATATGAAAAATGTGGACATTATGTTAACAACTCATTATACACAGTTGTGTACAAATTTAAAATCAAATCGACGTGTTAAAAATTATCATATGAGTGTAGAGATTAAGTCTGATTATAATGTATTATACTTGTACAAATTTAAAAAAGGAATATCAACAATTAAAGGAGGAATAAAAGTTTTATATGATTTAGAATATCCAGAATCTATTATTGAAAGTACTAAAAAAATACTAAATGCAATGTAATTATAGCACTATATATATTTGTTTTTATGAATATAATTTATAGAATAACAGAATAATAAACAAAATAATAAATCAATTATAAACAAAAGCGTTAAATATTTTATTTTTATTTATGTATAAAAATAAAAGATGTCTCTATTCAGTTCACAGACTATTTTTAACTTACTTATTACATTAATCATCGGTACTGTATTATATTATTATATGAAATATAAATTTAGAATACTAGAACTTACTCAAAAGGAGCATGCAAAAGTATTACAAAGTGTAATAATGTCAATGAATAATGGTAGTTTAGGTAGAGGATTATGTATGGCGAATCAAATGGGCGGAGAGTCGATGTGTATGAACATGAATAATTTGCAAAATCTTGAGGAAGATATGAATAGATTTCATGAAATAAATAAAAATGAATTAATTGATGTTTCTGACGAAGATGAAAGTGAAGATGAAAGCGATGATGAAAGCCATGATGAAGATAGTGATACTGATTCTTCAGAGTCAAGTTCTGATTCGGACGATGATGTTGAAAAAAACCATATTGATGATAGTTGCAGCACTAAAAAAATAGTAATTACTAATGGTCATGATTCACACAAAGTTGAACATTTGACGGGTCCCGATATAAAAGTAATTGAGTTAACACATCCTCTTTATCCTAGTAATGAAAATGTAAATAATGATGAAACTGATAATAACAATGATAATGATAATGACAATTGCGACGATGAAGACGATAGCAAGTCGGAATCTGAATCGGATTCAGAGTCTTCAGACGAACATGAACATGAAAATGAATATGATATTAAGGATAATATGGTAGAACAACAATCACATGAACATACTTTAGAAGAATGTACAAATATACCGATAGATAACTCTTTAGATAATATATCAGTAACTACCGTATTTAAAAATAAAACTAGTGATACTAATGTAGATTATAATGCAATGACAGTCTCTACATTGCGCCAGACACTTAAAAATAAACTTTCATCCGATGGACACCATATGAGTGAAACATCTATTAATAAATTATCCAAGAAAGATCTTATTAAAATGCTACAATGATTCATTTGAAGTATTTGACATCCACAAATAATGATTTGTAAAATAATATAAATTTGTTAATAATTCGGATTCATATTATTTTTATCTAGTTTTAGTATATATTATACAATGTCTTGGGCTACTTGTTATGCAGGGTCAAATAATATTCATTTCAATTTTCCTCCAATAATGGCCGATGGTCGGAATTATGCTACCTGGCAACCTGGTGCTGTTGTTAATGAAAGAATACGGGAAAATAATAACATTACGTCAAATTGGGACTATAGAAATTTTTTACAACATAATGCAACAAAAATAATACAAGCAAATTCAATCTCTGCTTGTAATAACTGTGGATCGTGTCCTCCGTTATACGTTGGATCACAAAATCCCGATGTACAATCTAATACACCTTTTGTGTTTGCATCTCCACTAGATAGTAGTCAACCTTTTGGGTATGAAACTAGTGATCTTAAAAATTTATATCTATCTCGTTATGATTTACAAAGTCGAATGTTGTCGCCTTCAATACCACTATCACAGGCTCAAATGTTGGCTCAGGGTATTCCGCGTTCAAATTAAATATACGATAATTATTATACTGTTAGATAATTAGATAATTATATTATTAAATAATCATCTAATACATTATATATTAAAATAATTTTTACCGACTACATAGTTAAGTAAGCGTTGGATGTTGTCAATTTCATAATTTAAAACTAATGCTACAAATGTAGATGTTATACAATCGATTGTATAATGACTTCTTGATGCACATATTAATATAAATCCACAAATATATACAGCAAAATATAGTACCCAATAACTTGAACCATAGTAACGTGCAATTAGTAATATCTGAATTATTATGCTTACAAAATGTATACTAATCCCTAGATTATTACATGATCCCATGTTTAATGTATTTTTAAAAAAATTATCAGCATACTTACATTCTTTACTGCTATCAGGAAGCGTAGTAGATACAAAATATATGTACGCTATAAATCGAAATATTAAAAAAATGAAAATAAAAATGATAATATACTTATACTGACCATTTAAAATAAATATAGCAAAGAAAATAAATGAAGTAATTGATACAAATAAGTCACTTATTACATCAAGATGCTGTATTTTTGTTACATTATCTTGTATAATATCCGGTAATATAATTTTATTTATTGGTTTTCCTTTGGTGTATGAATATTTATTAACTATAGATTCAATAACATACATTATGATAAATAACACAATAAATAGTAATATAAGATTCATATAATTTATTTTTTTCATTTAAAATTAAACTATTAAATATTTTTTATATTATATAGTTATATAATAAGTATAAAAACCATTATTCTAATTTAATAATGAAAAATAAAACAAAAAATAATAAAAAATATTACTCATTAAGATATTTACCAAAAAGATTAACACGAAAAGATGCAGTAACTGAAAAAAAGGAACTTGATAAGTCTAGACAGTTATACAAAAAAAATAAATATTATACTAGGAAAAAAATAAGTTCATTTACTAGTAAAGTATCTAAACATGTATTAAAAGCAAGAAAAATATATGGCGTTGAAGATATATATGCATCAAATGAATTAGCAAAAAAAACAGGCTGCAAGATTAACGCACTTGAACATATTGAAAAAAAAGGACGTGGTGCGTATTTTTCATCAGGTAGTAGACCAAATCAAACAGCACATTCGTGGGGAAGAGCAAGATTAGCAAGTTCAATAACAGGTGGCAAATCTGCCGCAGTTGATTTTAATATACTAGATAGTGGTTGTAACCATAAAACGAGCAAAGCATATAAGATGGCTTTGCAGTCTGTTAAAAAACATGGACATGGAACAAGACGTGTACCAAAAACTAAATATATAAAAAAATAACATTTACCAAATAATACATGGAATATTAATATGTAAAATTATATAATAAAAATTATTTTATTATATACATAATAGCATATAAAAATTATGAAAACAGTTATTAGTTTTGATGTTGGGATGAAAAATTTAGCATATTGTTTATTTCAAATAGATTTAGACAACACAGACAACACATCAAATGAATTACATAAATTTAAAGTGTTAAAATGGGATGTAATAAACTTATGCTCCCCTATAATACGTAAATGTAATAATGGAGGTATTGAATACTGTAAAGATGAAGCAAAATATTGTAAAGTTGCTGTAAATAAAAATACAATTACAAGTCAAAATAATATATCGGATAATGATGATAATGATAATGATAATGATAATGATAATGATAATGATAATGATAATGATGAAAATACCGAATGTGCTACTATTGGATATTATTGTAATAAACATGCAAAAAAATGCAGTACTTTTAAAGTTCCTCCTAGTGAATTAGATATTAAAAAAATAAAAAAACAAAAACTTATAGATATAAAAAATATTATTGAAAAATATAATATAAAAAATACAAATAATATTACAACAACATGTGATAGTACAGATAACTATGAAAATGCAATAATACAACCTGCAACAAACCGACAAAAAAATAATAAAGAACAATTATTAGATATTATTCAAGAAGAGTTAAATAAAAAATATCTTCAACCAATAGAAAATATACGCGCAAATGAAGTTGATTTATTGACACTTGGAAAAAATATGATGATAGAATTAGATAAGTTTGTAATTAAGCAAAGCAATATACACGAATATAGTGAGATAGATATGGGAGGGCTGGGAGATATTATGAAATACAAAATAGATATTGTAATTATTGAAAATCAAATTAGCACAATAGCAAGTAGAATGAAAACATTACAAGGTATGTTAGCACAGTATTTTATCATGAAAGATGTACCATGTATAGAATTTATTTCTGCTTCAAATAAATTAAAAATGTTTATGACAAAGAAAAAAACAACTTATACTGAACGTAAATTAGAAAGTGTAGAAGTAACAAAAGAACTTTTAGAAAAATTGCCCCAACTTAAAGAATATAAAGGAATCTTAGATAAAAATAAAAAGAAAGATGATTTAGCAGATTGTTTTTTACAGGGAATATACTATCTTACAATAAAAAATATGATAAATATTGATGTATAGTATTCAATATAATAATTAATATGTATTATAAATATATTATTAAAAGTATTAAACATATTTGTAATAATATATTTATAATACGCACAAACTTAAAATTAAAATTCTAGTTTATAAATAATATGACTGACGAAATCATAGAAATTGGAGATTTACAAGATCTTGATAATGGTTTTATGGGTGGTGGAAAAAGTGGCGGGAGAGGAACAAATAAGTCTGTAAATTTTGGTGGTGGTTTAGAACTATTAATGAATGATAAATTAAAATCAGGTGGTAAATCGGGTAGTGGCGGTGGTGGAGACATCGACATTGACGATTTGAATGAATTAGAAGATGAATTGAATGAATTAAGCGATTCTATAGGTCACGGTCATGGTCCTAGCAAAGCATCTAAAAATTTTAAATCTGATATTTTTGGAAGTGGAAGTATTAAACTTAACGGTTATGATAATGACGATCACAGCGATGGAGGACTATCTGAAAGTAGACTTAATTTAGGCGGAAGTGGTAGCAATACAAGTGGTATTGGTGCATCAACCGCAAATACAGATCCTGATAAAAAAACGTGGGATGGTTTTGGAAAATTTAGTAATGTCCCTATGAACCCTGATGCACCTTTAGACAATACTCCACAAATGACAAAAGAAGAACTATTAAGAGAGAAATTTAAAATTCTTCAGAAATTAGAAGAATTAGAAACAAAAGGTATTCGCCTTACTAAAAAGTACACAATGGAGTCTTCTTTATTGGAAATGAAGGGTGAATATGAAACGCATTTAGAAGAAAGAGAGAAAAAAAATAGTATTAAATTTCAGCAAAAGTTGCTTATGACAGCAATTACAGGTATTGAATTTTTGAATAATAAATTTGATCCATTTGATTTGAAACTTGATGGATGGTCTGAACAGATTAATGAAAATATTGATGATTACGATGAGATATTTGCCGAGTTACATGAGAAATATAAATCAAAAGCAAAGATGGCGCCAGAATTAAAGTTACTTTTTCAACTTGGAGGAAGCGCAGTGATGCTTCATATGACAAATACAATGTTTAAATCTGCTATGCCTGGAATGGATGATATTATGAGACAAAATCCAGAACTTATGAAACAATTTACACAGGCTGCAGTAAATACAATGTCGCAATCGTCTCCTAACTTTGGAAATTTTATGGGTGATATTATGGGTGGTGGCGGTGGCGCACCATCTATGTCTAGCAACTTTAATAACCAACGTCCTCCTCCCCCTCCTGTAGCAACAAAGGGTCCTAATTCTATTCCACCTCCTAGAAGAGAGGGCGACATTTCAAATCGACCCGACTTGAATTTTGGGAGAGGTAGTAATATGAATGATGGTGTAAATTTATCTGATAGTTATATTAATCCATTTCAATCAAATACGACACGAGGTGCACCTCCTCCTCTTCCACAAAATCCACGCCCTGAAATGAAAGGACCTTCTGATATAAGTAACATTCTGTCTGGACTGAAGACAAAAACAGTAAATATACCATCAGCAAATAGTAGTAACACTTTAGGGGGTAATAATACAGCAAATACAAATAATAATTCGGAAGATAAAGGTAGCACTATTAGTATAACTGAATTAAAAGAATTACAAAATGATAATATGCCAAATCGTACAAAACGTAAACCAAAGTCGGAAAGAAATACAATTAGTCTTGATATTTAAAATATTAATTCATAATAAATAATATTAAATACTAATTTTCATATAATATTATATTAATTATAATATTATTTATGACACATTCGTTTACAATAGTTGCATGTACTAGTAGCAATAATAACATAGATTGGGATGAATCTATAAAATCTATTATAAATCAAAGTTACGATAAGTGGGAATTAATTATTGTATTCTATAATACGGAAATTACAAATCATATAACGGAACTAATAGAAAAATATAATTTATTAGATAAAAGTACAGAAACTAAACTAAATAATAAAATTAAAGTGGTTTATTATTCTGAAAAATTATCATATACTGATACTTTATTACGTGTAACAAAAGATGAATCTTTATACGAATACATTGCAATTATGGAATTAGGAGATACATGGGCTCCTATAAAATTAGAAAAACAGGCAAAATTTTTAGTTGACTACCCCAAAGTAGATGTTTTGGGTACTAAAAGTGTTTATATGGATGTAGTTAATAATAATACGCGTAAAATTATTTCAAATAACCCAACCGATGAACTTTATAAAGTAAATATATTTAAAACTAATCCATTCATAAATTCTACTGTTGTATTAAAAAAATCTATTTTAGATTTTTTGAAATCTTTTGACAGCAAGTATGATCTAAATATGTTTTGGATTAAACTTGCAGTAGAACAATATAACTTATATAACTTAAGTGATATTATGGTTAAAAATCATTCACTATCTACAATTACTGAATATAACGGATGTTATTCATCGCAAGAAATGGTTGCATACATAAATAATGTAAAATCAAAATATATTAGAATTAAATTTTTTAGTGATTTTTGCGATTCATATACTTGTAAAAGTCATTATGAAAGAATGTGTATGGTTGATGAGATTGAATATTATGGGAAATCAAAAAGAATGTATATTACATGCACAGAAACATATACTCATGCTATTTTTTTGAACTGTCCTACTCCTTCAAATTTACAAGTAGATAAAACACATGTTATAGGGTTTGCCCAAGAACCTCCTAACACACCACATTTAAAATTAACACAAAATAATTTTATAGAATATGCAATTAAAAATATTGGAAAATATTTCATAGGAAGTACTGGTGGCTTACCGTCTTCTACATTTTTAGGTGATCATGGGTTTCTATTTTATGAGACTCCCAAATATATTCATGACTTTCCTAAGAAAAATAAACTAATGTCAATCATGGTTTCTAGAAAAACGTTTACTCACGGTCATATGTATCGTCATGCATTAGTTCAAAATATTTTAAATAATAATTTACCCATTGATATTTGGGGGAATGGTGCAGATATGTATAGACAACAATATGGTAACAGTAAATACTTGAAAACTTCATTTAAGAGTATGGAAGAAATGTGTAAAGACTATGTATTTACTATTGCGATTGAAAATACGTCTCATGATCATTATTTTACTGAAAAAATAATTAATCCTTTTGTTTATAATACAATTCCTCTTTATTGGGGGTGTTCAAAAATTGAAAGTTATTTTCCAAATCATTTAATCCCTTTAACAGGAAATATACACATAGACATAGAAGCGATTAAATTTATTCTAAAAAATCCACAACAGTTTATTGATAGACACAAAATAGATATAGAAATGGTATTAAACAAAGTAAATCTTATAAAAAATGTTGAAAGATTGTTTAATATAAAGTGACAGTATAATTACATTGACCATTACCATAAAATATTTCTACTAAGATTATTGGCAGAATATTTATTTCTTTTCCAGTTACCTTTCATAAATTTTGTACGTGTTAAATAATTTTTACGACGTTTTTTATCATGATGTTTAGTGAAATCTTCATACCCCATTTGTCCAAAATTTACCCATGTATTATTTTTAGGATCAAATATTTTATATTTTTTTTCCGGATTACTAGCGGGATATAACTTTGCTGTTTTTCCTAAGTATTTATATGCCATACGCTGTGCAGTACGTGGCGTAGAATACAAATATATACGGGATGGAAAACTTTTTTTAGTTTTAGTTGTTGTACGTTTTTGTGTTTTATTTCTTTGTGTTATCATATAATATATGTATACTATAATGATATAATATTATAAAAATATAATATTATAAAAATATTTATTTTAATAAGTTATTTTCATTTTATAATTTTATTTATATACTTTAGCAATGTCTGTTCAAAAACATGTAACCGAAAAACCATATATTACATTTCCAGTAAATTCCAAAAATAATACGTTAAACATATCTGATAAAGAAACATATAATTATGACTTTAAATCTGTTTGTTTAAAAGAAAATGTACACTTAAAACGTGAAAAAAATACTGATTTATATTTGCTACAATTTTATTTAGAAAATAAAAACAAAAACTTAAATGATATGATAAATTTAAATATGTATAGTTTACTTTATGGTCTAAATAAAGACAATTTTGAAAAAATAGAAATAAAAAAATGGTTATCGGATCACGAAGTTGAAGTTCTTTTTATTTTTAAACCATTTGGAAAAGAGTTAGGAATAAAGCCTAAATATATGTATATTAAATCAACCGAAAAAATAGAAAATGGTAAAAAAACATATACATGTTATGATATAGACTATCCTAATTTATCTGAACTTGTAAATTATGAAAAAGTAAATACATCTGTTTCGAATATGATTGTAAATTTTGAATCAAATAATAAAGTAAATATAAATTATGTTTTTAAATTAGATTTACCTCATAGTTTACCTATTTATATGGAAAATATATTAGGACTTATTATGAAAAAAATGTTTATTCATCTAAAAAAATTTATAGAAACAGTTAACTACTAGAATCAGTTAACTTTATATCTTCTTTCTTTTCTTCTTCTTTCTTTTCTTCTTCTTCTTTCTTTTCTTCTTCTTTCTTTTCTTCTTCTTTCTTTTCTTCTTCTTCTTTCTTTTCTTCTTCTTTCTTTTCTTCTGCATTATTTTTATATTCTGGTTCAGTAAATACAAATAATGAATAATACTGGGTTACGCACGAAACAAGAAAATATCCCATTATTGTAAACCATAAATATTTAAGTGTTGTACAAGCATTTGGAAAAACATACAATAAAAATATAATAGATAAAATACTACCTATTCTAAAAAATAATTTAAATACTGAGCATTCAGATCTATAAATTTTAGATTCAAGATACATTCCTATTATAAACATTACAATAATAATATATTGGCATAAACTTGATGGTACTATTTTTTTATAATCAAGTAGAAAAAATATTGACAAATAAGAATATAATAACGACTTTTCATATGGATTTTTAAAACTATTATTATCTCCTATAAAATTAGCAAAATTACCTATATAATATACAACTATAAATAGTGGGTCTAAGATACTCAACTTGGTTGTTGTTATAAATTGTACTCCTTTTAATGCTTCCAACAATGTTTCATTCTTAAAAGAATGTAAATATTTATTATCAACTATATCATCATATAATTTTGCCGAAACTCCAGCAATAAAAGCGGTTAAATAATTAGTATTTAAATAATTAGCAGATAAAAGTTCAATACAATTTGAAAACATTTATGTATTATGTATTATGTATTATTTAATAATATAACATATTTAATATTTTATATTATTACACATTTAGATAATAAATCATTAAATATCTTATTAATATAGTATTTACGTATACTATATTTACATATATTATCTATTACATATACTATCTATTACGTATAATATATCTTTATAAATATTATATAAAGATTTTTTATATTATATTAATAACATACTAATCTTATTCTTATACATATTACTATATAATGTACCGACGTGTTCATAATATAAGTGAATTAAAACAAACAGCCTATTCAAATGATATCGTTGATGAAGATAATGAACACACCAAAAATACCAGTAACAACAATTTTTTACATAAAATTAATGATTTTTTTATCGGATTAATACCTGTTTTGAAAAATGGATTATCAAATACATACTTTATTTCTAGTTGTCTCGGGATATACGCCAAGTACTTTTTAATTTATAAGTTATCAAAAAAAACTAAAGTAGATTATAATTATATGGTAAAAAATATTGCATCTAATTTATCAAGTAAAAATATTTTTTTTACAAAAATATTTCAAGCAATTTCAAATAATAACAATATTGTAGATAAAGAATTATTTAACTATTTTATTGAATACACAGATAACGTTAACTATGATCCATCTGAAGTTGACTATAATGGATTGTATGATTTAATAAATATTGCACGTACTAATGGAGATGAATTAACTATAGATAGTGAACAACCAATTAAATCGGGAAATATTGCATTAGTTTATAAAGGAAAATTAAATGGTAAAAGTGTAATTATAAAATACCGTCGTAAAAATATTATCGAAAAATTTAAAAAATCAATGGATGAACTATTTTTATTGATTAGTATATCTAAAAAATTGCCATATATGTGTGATTTGAATATTTCAGATCTATTTGATGAAAACCGTGAAATTATGTTAAATCAATTAAATTTTAATAATGAAATTTTAAATATCAAACTTTTTTTAGATAAATTTAAAGATGTATCTTCTATATGTATTCCAAATGTTTATCCATATTTTACAGAAAATAATCCATGTGCAATCGTAATGGATTTTATAGATGGTAAAAGAATTGAAGAAATTTCTGATCTGGATAAAGATGAATATTCAAAAATATTATCACGTTTTAATTTAAAATGTGTATTTTATGACTCAATATATCACGCGGATATGCATTCAGGCAATGTTATTTTTTTAAAAGAGCCAAATAATGATAATACTGCACATATACTAAGAATCGGTATAATTGACTATGGAATAATAGGCACTATGACAAGAATAGAACAAAATATATTTTTCACATTTTTTAAAATTTTAGTTAGTAAAAATTGCAATGAACTTGCCTCTTATATTGTTGAAAATTTATCAGAACAAATTGAAGATATCGAAGAAGTATTAAATGAACAAGATAAGTGTACAATAATTGACAAAATTTCAAATGTTTGCAACACTACAATAAATATTAATAATAAGATGATGGGGGGTGAAGAAATATTTCTTATTAATAAAATTTTAAAAACAAAAAATCTACAATTTTCAAAATTCTTCTGTAGAGTCGAATTAGCAATCGCAATTTCTGAAAATGTTTGTAATTCGTTGGCTAGTAATTCTTCATATATGGAACAATTGTCATTAGCATTTTATGAACTATTTGGAGATAATGTTGACGATTATTTTTGATATCGTTATCTAGTTATGTAATAACTAAAATATAATAAATATATATTCATTATATAAGTATAAATATAACATACGTATACTTATATGTTTTATAATAAAAAAGATAAATATAATATTACTACCAACTCCAATGACAATGGCGATGATGATTCACCTAATAGTCGTGATACTTTAATCGATATTGATATAATAAAACAAACAAATGATTTAGATGAAATATCAAAAACATTAAAAACAGGTGATATATTACTTTGCGATAATCTGCAGCAAAAAGGTTTAGGATTATTTGGATGGTTAATAAAATATGCTACTACAAGCGATTTTTCACATGCAGCAATGATTGTTATTGATCCTGAATTTACTAACCCACCAATGAAAGGTGTATATGTTTGGCAATCTGGTACTGCAGATATACCAGACGCCGAAGATGGTATAAGAAAGATAGGTGTACAACTTACACCTTTTTTAGAGTTTGTTCATAACTATTATGGTAAAATATATCTTCGCAGATTACATATTTCTATACACGACAACTCATCTGATGAAAATATTTTTATTCACAATAACGATAACGATAACAATAACAATAACAATAACGATACTAATTATAACTTTCATAAGTCAATATACATTCCGAGCACTAAAAGAATTGTAAGTTTTATTAATCCAATTAATGTTTTAAAAAATACACTTAGTTACGTGTATAATGGCTACAATCTTATAACAAGAAATATATACAATTTATATAACCCCAATCGTTATTTGTCACTGCCTTATACATCGCAGTCATTGGCACCACTGTCATCATCATCCCTGTCATCTTTACCTCTATTATCACAACACAATACACACGTACATCAACTACAACATCATATATCTAATCCATTTACAAATGAAAAACTTGAAGAAATACACAAAATTGTTTACAACAAACCTTATGATATTATTATACGCGATTGGATAGAAGCATACTTTAAAAATGATCCACATCCTCAAAAAATATCTCGATTTTGGTGTAGTGCATTAGTTGCATTTATATATACAAAAGTTGGTTTATTTGATTCAAGTCTCGATTGGAGTATTATAAGACCTAGTTTTTTTTCAAGCGAAAACCCTGACTTAAATAATAAATATCTTATAGGAGCATATTTGAGTAATGAAATTCTTATTTGGTGTTCATCAGGTGCTATTATGTCTGTATAATATTTTTTTATTAATAATATATTATAATATTATGATAATATATTATAATAATATCTAGATACATGAATATAAATGTTAATAAAATAAATACATATATTTTTTTAGCATTTTCTATATTTATAATCGTATTTATAAATAAGCGATTTTTGAATGTTTATAATAAAGTTCAAACTGACACAAAAAAGAATCTGACTAAATATTCGAACTATACATATTTATATGTACCTATTATTTTTTGGTTAGCATCTAAAGCAAACATATTCGAACTTGCTGACGGATATTATGAACTGTATATTAAAAAAATGTTAAGTAGTGTAAATCAACATGAAACAGCATATAGAATAACTGATCCATATGTAGGAGGTATATCAATTTTGGCAATTTTAATATTTGCATTACTTGCCACCGCATCCGCATCAGGGCTAGGAAATGAAGGTGTAATGATATACTCTTCTGTTTGTTTAATGCTATATTTTTATTATCATTTAAAACAGTTTTTTGGTTTTGAAAAAATATATACAGACGTTATGATTTATATAGGATATGCTATAGGATTTACCATTGTCTACTCGTCATTATCATCTACATTTTTTTATATTTTGGAACATATGCTATTGAATAAAAGTATGCACTTTTTTTCGACATATGGTATATTGGTTTGCGCCATTCCATTTATATATTTTCTTGTTGGGAAACAAGACGTGGGAATATATATTGATAAACTTTCATTTAAATTCTCTCATGCTTTATATGTTATTTTATTTTCCATTTTTACAGGAGCATTATCACTACTATTTTTTAAATCATTTAATACACTATTCTATTTTATAAAAGATTCGAAATATAATAATTTATATGTACTCATTTGCGGTTTTATTCTTGCATTTATTGTTAAAAATTTAGGGTTCTTATCCATGGGACCCGGAGAATCTGCAATCAATGAAAGTTTTCAGGCTGTATTCCATAATAAATCTAATAACTCGCAAAACTCGCAAAACTCGCAAAACTCGCAAAACTCGCAAAAGAATCAATTATCAGATAGTAAACCACCTCAACCACAATATACGAATAAATTCAATTTTTATAGTGTATTTGGTAGACTAATAGATTGCGTTATTTCTATGGGTTCTGGTCTAACAGGTGGCCTTATTATTCCTACAATGACAATTGGTTGTGGCCTCGGATCTATTCTATCTAAATATACACCTATACCACAGGAAAATCTCATGTATTTAGGTATGTCTGCATTTTTAAGCCCGTTTTTAGACGCTCCAATAACCAGCGGAATTCTTGTAAATAGAATATGCAAACAAAATATAGATACGATACCTTATTCTATTTCTGTTTCTTGCATATCTTACCTAACTTATAAATTTTTAAAAAATAAATTTTCATCTTAATACACTATTTTACTTATTTTTATGAATTCATTATTCACACAATGAATAATGAACTATATTTACACGTATTACATCTGTTTAATGTCTCTTATGTTTTCTAGTCATGTGCTTTATAGTACCATAATTTATTTTTTTTGTTTTCTTATGCATTTTTATCTTTCTTGTATCTTTATTTACAATAACACTTTTACTATTTTTTCTTGTTTTGTTATTTTCAATCCTACCTCCTGCTTGTCTTTCTATACGCGGCAATGCGTAAGACCAATGCCCTCTGCCTCCGATTATAATATAAGAATTTGGATGAGTCATTAAAAAGTCTATTGTTGTTCCTATGTCATGAGGATGTCTTCTAGCATTCTCTGCTAAAAAGTCAACAATCATTCTTGCATTTGTTGTAGGATCATTTACATAGTCAACAAATTTTTGACCATTCGGACTATAATCATCAAACCATATTATATCAAAATTTCTAACATCTTCAACTCCGGGTAGTGATATAATTGGTCTTTCATACATTAAAGATGTAAAATATATTTCATTTTCACTACCATAATATCTAGACGTAACAGAACGTCTTATATGACTAATAATATCAAAATTTGGTCCATTATTTATTAAATAGCGAATCATTAAAACTTGTCTATCTGGATACGTACGTATATATTCTTCTATATCAAAATTTTGTATTTTATTATATATTGCTCTTACAAATGCAGTAAGTTCTCTTCTTACTCGGCTCTGTTCAACAAATTGTATTTCATTTTGCTCATCTATACTTTGTCTATCATATACTTGTTTATCAAAACCTACCATAGTCAACATACCAATAGAATTATAATAACAATTACCATTACCATCAGAACGCATAAAATCATATCCTATAACGTCTAATAAACCTTCCCTTCCACTTTTTTTACCACTTGGTTTAGTAAATTTTTTACTTTGTTCAAGTGTTTTAATAATTTCTTTTATTTTAACATCTTCTTTATCTTGTACTTTATCAAATAATGAACCGTATAGTTGAATTAATATTTCTTTTCCTTTAACGGGAGAATCACGTTTTATCAGATACATAAATATACTATATCTCTGACTGTTGTACAAATAGTCAAGAACATTGCTTACTTTTTTATCATTAGAACCGCTTTTGTTTATTAACTCTTTTTTTAATTCATATATATCATTTACTGTTCTTTCATCTATTAAATAATACGTATTAAACTGTTGTTGTGTCATTAATTCCATATCTTTTAATAAATTAGTTTCAGATGTTCCATTAAAAAATAATTTATACGCTATACAGTCTTGTTTATTTGAAATAAAAAATTTACTATTAGGATTATTTGTAAAATAATATAAATCATTTAAAATATAATATACTGCAGATGCATAGACTCGATCTTTTAAAAATGATGTTACTGTAAATTTTATATTAGAATCGTTTATACAATTTGCGATTGCTTCTATATTTTTATCTACGCTTCCTTTATCACTTTGACTTGTAAATATATTTTGAGGTGTTATCATAAATTCATCAAATTCTTTTTTCTCTTGTGCTTGATCTTCTTTTGATTTAATATCGCCTGTTGCAGTTGGTTTTGGAGGTGCTGCAGGTAATACTTTTCCCGGCGCAGCCTTACCTTTTTTATCTTGATCGTAAAAATATTTTAATATTTTATATAAATAATCTATTTGAGTAGTGCTTATATTTTTTTGTACCATTTCAGGTTGAAAGTTTAGAACCGAACTTGTTAATTTATTATAATCTACTGGTATCCTGTTTGCATCGTAACCTCCCATTAAATTAATAAGAAAATTTTTTAGATCTTCATTATCATCATTTATTTTTTGTGTAGTTTTATAATTCTGTAATTGTTTGCCTATTTCACTTATTATTTTTATATAGTTGCTGCTTAATATGGAATTATTTAGGTATTCGGGAATAGTAACAACTTTTAATCCTTGTGCTGTACCCAGCGCTTCCGCGTTTGGTCCAATTCCATAAAATAAAGACTCGTTAGAAGAAAATTTGTTTATATCAGATGGTATAATATACCATATCCAGTGTGTACGTTTTCTTCCTTTTGAAATTTCATTAAAAGCAGTGTCAAAATTAGGGCGACCTGTAATTTTTGTTTGCATGTCCACAAATGTTTGAATTTTTGCACGTTTCTTTGTAGTATCAGATGCTAATGTTTTTGTCAATGATTTTAATACTACTGCATCTTCAGCAGATAGGGGTGAAGGTGAAGGTGAAGGTGCAGGTGCAGGTGCAGGTGCAGGTAGAGGTGAAGATGGCAATGATATACTTGGTTTTGATGGCAATTTTAATGAAGCATCTATTTGTTCTAGTGCTTTTTTTAATTTATCATCCATATAGACATAACCTGCTTCATACCCAGCCAATGTATCTTTAATAAATTTTATTTTAATATCATTAATTTCTTTTTGTATGTTTTGTTTACAATCATTTAAAAATTTTGTTATCGCAATTACTTGATTGGGGGCAAACACTTTTGGAGTCATATAAGATATAGTTTTGGGTGTTCCATTATCAAAAGGAAGCCATACAAACATACCTCCGGCTCCAAGTGGATGTAATGCCGATAACTTAAAAATATTTATAATTTCATTTTCATCTGTTAAAAATGATGTTGCATTAAGACTAAACCAGCATTTATACCACGTATAATCTTTATTTGTACTTGTATCTTTTATTACTTTTGTTTCATAATATAATAATTTTGTACCTGCAAAAAAAGCATGTAAGTAATTATTTGTATCATAATAAAATGACGTTATATGTAAATTATCAATTGTTTTTGGATTTTTTATATCTCCGGGTTGAAGCCATGTATTATATTTATCCCCCGTTATAGTTACAAACCCTAAAGGAATACCTAATCCTAATACTGGAAACATTTTTGCAACATCCGTCGGACTACTTGGTGCACCGGAAATTCCAGATATTATTGGTGCACTTGATTTTGTTCCCGTTGCTATTGGCGCTACTGGAGCACCTGGTGCACCTGACGCACCTGGCGCACCCGATGATGGTAACGGCGGCGGCGGCGGTTTTGTTGCCGGAACGACTGCAGATACACCTGTACTCTTTAAATATTCATTAAATGCTCTTATAAATTGCTGTTTTTTAGCAGTTAAAATTAATTGGCTATCATTATCGCTATCTATTGCTGCATAACACATACCAGAAACACCTGTTCCAAATCGTAACTCTACATTTGCCGCATTTACAATAGCATCGAAAGTTTTACCCTTTTTGAACTGTTCTACTGTTTCATTTATTATATTTGTTTGTCCCAAACTCGTAGTTACTTGATTAGACAAGTTTTCAGCACGTATTGCTTTATCCATTGCTTGTTTTTCTTTATCGTATATACAAAACATTATTTCATTAATAGATGTGGGTATTTTATGCTTGTCTATATAAAAATTATACGCTATAACACCTCTTATTAATATATTTGCATGTTCATCCATACTATAATTCGGTACAACTTTTTGTAATGCAGTTCTAAATAAGTTACCTCCAATAAATGGTATCATTATTTTTTTCACACCATTTTGATTTGCCAATACAAGCGAATTCATAACCGAATATGAAAGAGTATCTCGTGTAATTAATGCACCACTTCCACTCATAGCAGGTGATGCTTGTATCATATATTTTACCGTTCCTGCTTTTATTCCTATGTTGTCGGTTGTTGAAACATCATTGACAGCATCATATCTTATTGTATGAAAATCTAACCTACTTATGTCTAGTAATGTAGCAGAACCAGGAGGCATTATTTTTTGAGATGCATATACTTGGTTATATGACGTACCTAACACGGATACAAAATTTTCAAGTCCTGTTGAAGGTGGTGGTTTTGATAACTTAAATATTTCATTTTGTTTGTTTATAGTAATATTAACTATTGTTGTAACCGCAGATGAAGAAGACAACGCAGAAATCATTGGACCTGTTAATATCGGTTTTGTAGATACCGATGTTTTTACAATAGATACAGGTTTTAATGTAACTCCTGGATAATATATAGCAAAATCAATATTTGTAGGATTATATTCTCCTTTATTCTCTCCTCCAAAAGATGATGGTGTATTATCTTTACTTGTATATATAATGGTTTCTTGTTCTGGAACACTATTACACCTTAAAAAAACAGGTCGTATATTATTTGGAAAACGTTCTAACATATTTATATTGTAGTCTCCTGCAAAAACAATATCAAAATCTCTATAAGGTATTATTACCGGATATTTTGATGTTCTGATAAATGTAACAATTGAATTTAATAATGAGTATATCTCATCTTGTCGTTCATCTGTAAATTTTAATCTCTCTGGATCTAAAGGAAAGTGTACTGATATAAGTATTTGTTTTTTTGTTTCATTTATGAAAAACCATAATGATGAAAAATCTTTTTCAAAATCATCTGTCGCGTATTTTTGATTTAAATTTATGCTCATCTCTTTAAATATTGTTTGTGCAAACCCGTCATTCGTATATAATGTTTGTGCTGGTTTGGCAGATTTTCCGGCAGTTGCAGGTTTACTTTTAATATTAATAACCCCAGAAGGTGTATATCTTGAAGTATCTCCTTTTTTTGTAATTAGATAAAATTGAGTATTATACTTGTTTATTGCTCCTCTTATAACATTTAAATTATTATTTGCTACTTCTTGCGTGAATACTGCTATCGCTGAATTTTCCGTGGGACCCTCTTGTATTAATGTATAATCGTACCCCGTTCCTGAATTCATCATATCGCTAATTGCTTTTGTATTATTTTTAATCCTTCTTTTATAGAGATCGTCTGATTCTATTGTTTCGCCAATAAATTTATGATAATAAAACACATTTCCTTTATCATCTACTTTTTTACCTCCTAACCCTGCAACATTCCACGTTATTAATTTTATATTCCCAACACCTCCTACCATAACAGTGTCGATATCATTTCCGCCTCCTGTTTGATTTTGTCCACATTTATGCTTTCCATTAGCATCAACCGAACTATCAATATCATATTTAATTGGGGCATGATCTGAAAATATATCCGTATCTGTTGTCTTCCATGTGTTCATTTGTTTATTTGTAAGATACTGATCTACATTTTTACCTGTATCGCAAATAGATACATATCTTGGATATGGAGAATCAAAAAATGATAAATCGCGATTCGCGGCTTTAGATACTACTACACCCGCAATCAAATCTGTACGATCAGATGTCGTTTTTGAAGATTTAGTAAAATCAGGTTTCTCTACAGCAATCGATGTTGCAGTTCCACTAGAATCTTTATCTGTTTGTAAATATTCATCTTCACCATCATCTTCTTGTATAGAACTTAATATTGCACTTATATCCGCTCCTTCTTCAGATTGTTTTTGTAATTCTTGTTCAGCAATATGTTGCGATATAATTTGATTTACAGCACTAGTATTTACTTCAAAAATTCCGCCGATAGCATTACTGTTTGACGGATTTATATTATCTGGAAAATCAGGTAAGTCATCTTTCTCTTCTTGGGGCATTATTTTATGTATTTCTTCTTTTGGGCAAAGTTTTAACTTCCTTGTAGTAAAAATAAACTGCGTTCTTGTTGATTTATTAAAGTGATTTTTTGAAAGAGATATTGTATTGCCAAATAAATTATCATCAATTATATTATTTTCATACCCTACTAATCTAAATCTGCCTACACGTTTTTCTCCACCATATAGATAGTTCAATATTTGACATTGTAAAATAAATTTATCTATTATTTCCCAGTATTTTTCTCCTAATACGTCTTTATAGTCTTCACCTTTCATTCTAGTTTTACTTTTTGACAACATTAATTTGAGTGCAGGCGTATTACTGTATATTTCTTGTATTTTGTTCGTGTATGGAAAATTAAAATTAAAATCACCACTAATAAAAATTGGATTATCGTCAGTTGAACCTGATAAAAAATATCTTAACCTAAGTCTATACATAAATGCTGATATAAGAAAAACTTCGATTGCTGCTTTTGTAAGAGGTGGTGTTAATTTATCCACGGGTTGTTGTTGTTTTATTAGTTGATCTTTACGTCGTTCATGCTCATTTATTGCATTTTTTTCAGTTCTTTCTGAGTCTAATTTTATATTTATAATTCCAAAAATTTGTCCATAAGGAATAAGTTCTGGATCTGTATATTTTACACATGGTATAGGAACTACACCTTTTGGCGTTTTTACTACTGGAATAAGTTTTTGTATAAAAGATGATAAAAAATTAGTATATCCTTCGTCTTCAGTATTATCTTTTTCGTACCATTCTTTAATTTCATTATTTCCTCCTGTGGCTTCAACTATCTCGCTATTACTTTTATTCTCTGTGTCTTCATCTGGATATAATTCTTGATTTTCATTTTTTTCTTCATTTGACACAGACCCTGTTTCTTCATTATTATCTTCTTGATTGTCACTTTCATCTACAGGCAATGAATATGATTTTTCTGCCTTCTTGATTTTTTCCAAATCTTCAGTATCAGATGGTTTAAAATTTGGAATACTTTGAAACCCTGGTAGTAAACGTTTTTTTACTTGACTATTACTTGCAGCAGAAACACCAGGCATTCCGATAGCCCCAGGCTTTATAGACGGCATTGGCGTATTACTATTATCTGTAAAGTAACAATATGTCACTGTTGCAAAAGATTTATCATTAAATAATGGATCAAACATATTTTGTTGACCATCTATAGATAATAAAGGTGTATCCACTTTTTTAACTTTTATAATTTTTTTACTATATATTGCTGGAGCCATCCGAATGTCCGATACTTCTCTTATTTGAAATTTGTATTTATTAACCATCGTAAGATTACCAAGTGCAACAGGATTAACTGTATCAGGTAAATCATAATCAGGCTCCATGTAGTTATCTGTTCCACCACCTAATCCGCCAGAATTATGTACAAATTTTTGTTCAAAAAAATAAATAAAATCATATATATGTTTATACTTTTCGTATAACTGTGCTACTAAATTATTCGGATCAGATGTGTCTTCCAGTAGTGCTTTCATAACAGTATTTCTGTATAAGTTTATTCGCGGTCTAATATCGATAACTTCTATACTTGAGAGTAATTCTTGGTTTTGTTGCGATAGACTTTGTACAATTTTTTTATAAGAGTTTAAAGAACATTGCACATTTTGAAAACAGTAAACATCTGCATTACACATATCCATTGCATTAAATAAACGTTGTTTTCGTCTATCCCATGAGTTACTATTTTTCCACGATACACCTGCATATGAATTTTGAATATTATTAAAACCTTTTATTAGTTCATCTTGTCCTAGAAAAGAATATTGTACTAATGAAATTTGCGTAACCCCGGCATCCATGGTAGGACTCATTAACTTGTCGGAATTGACTGCGATAGCCTTTTTAACAAAATCAGGTAATATATTTGTAATATCTGGTGTAGTTTGTGATGTAAATGCATTGGATATTTGTTTTGCAACTTTACTCCAATCTTGGTCTATAAAATGACGTTTCCAATCACTTTTTATACGTGCACCTTTTACAGCGCATGAACTCAGAAATGAACTTCTACTATCTATTGGTAGTTTACCTTTTTCTAATCTTTCAAGAAATAATTCAAGTTCTATATAATACCCGATATTTACATTCTTTGGCAATTTACTTTGTTTTATTTGACTAAATTCATTATTCCAATCTACATAGTCTACAATATAACTATTATTTTCATACTTAAATGTTGTTTTATTTGAAAAGATAATATTTAAAATAAATTTTATATTATGTTTAACAATAGAGTTAATTTCATTGATTGATGATTCAGATAAAGATTTCAATAATTCTTTTTCCCTCTCCGATTTAAGTATTATATCTTCATTTGATTGTTTTTTTTCTCCTGCAAATTTTGGCAAAATATTTTGTTTTTCTAATATATCAATAGTTAGTTTAATAATTGTCTCTTGTTGTGGTGTCAATGATATTTTCCCTTCAACTTGCGAACTTGACACATTTTTAGTAACAATATTATATATATTTGAAATAGGTATCATAACTAATTCTCCTGTACTAAATGATGTTCTATTTTTTGAATTTTGAATAATACTTCTTACACGACTCGTATCTACTTGTCCAGAATAAATTACTGAACGCATAACATCCATATTTGTTGTTTCGTTTGCAACATTATCTGGGGTAAAATTCGCTGGAGTATATAATAAATTTCTTGATGTACCCCCTATCGTACCGGGAAATTGCGAACCAGTTTGTTCAGTAAATTCTTTTGTTATTGTTTTATTAACAGTATCTGGTTTTGTTACATGAGAAAATCCAGTAGACACAGATGTATTAGATGCAATTAATGTTCTTATTGAATTGTCGATTTTTCCACCAATAAGGCGGTATTCGTTACCTTCTCGAATCATTAACAAACTTGGTGTATTTAACTTTCTTCTGTCTGTATCTGAAGTTTGTCGTATTTCTTGATCAGATGGTTTTGTAAAAATAAATGAAAATGTTGAACCTATTAATAAATTTTCAGCATTAGGTGACCATAATTTTATTGAATTGCCTTCCGTATCTTCTGCTATTTTATTTTTACTATCATTTACATTTGTAGTTTTCATTTTATTATGTAAAATCTCTATTGAACTTGGCGCTACTATTTTATTTTCATTATTGTATAACTTAATTGGTTCTCCTAATTTTTTTAAGTATGATCTAAATAATTTTATATTAAAAAATGTATCTACTTGACTTTTTACCGTAGAATTAGATGGAAATCCTGATGATGAAAATTTTATTAATGATGCTATAAAAGGTTCTGCATCATAACTTACACGACTTGTAAAACTTTCCCCATAATTATTACTTCTACCATATAATCCTACATTACTATTTCTATCTCTATCTCTATCTCTATCTCTATCTCTATATGAATCATAAGAATCAGAACTATCAAATATATCTCGCCCCCCTAACTGTAGTTTTGCTTGAGGTATGGGATATGCAACTTTAGGTACCGGTTGTTGTTGTTGATATTGTTGTTGTTGATATTGTTGTTGTCGTTGTTGATATTGTTGTGGTTGTTGTTGTTGGAGTTGTTGTTGTTGTTGATATTGTTGTTGATATTGTTGTTGTTGGAGTTGTTGTTGTTGTTGTTGTGGTTGTGGTTGGGGTTGGGGTTGGGATACTGCGGATACTTTTGGTTGTGTTGTATTTAATAACTTTTGTGCTTGTTGTAATTCACTAGGTGTTTCAGTATAACTTCTTTTATAATATACTTTATTTAACCTTCTTTTTTTACTCTCTCCTGATGACGACGTTTGTAATAAGTCGGGTGCAATATACATTTTTAGTGTCCCAATATTATATTTATCTGTTGCTATTTTTTCTTTTTCTTCTTCTTTTTCTCTACGTGTTTTTGGTTCCGTATCCATATTATATAATATCAAGATTATTAATATATATTATAATATTCATTTAATTGTTTTAAATATCATAATATTAAGTTAAAATTTATTCATATTGTATGCATCTAAATAATTCATTTGATTGCTTCTATGTTTTTGAATTTTTGATTTTTCTATTAATTCCATAGCATCATTAATTTCTTTTTCACTTATTATTTTATCATTTAATAATTCACTTGTTTTACGTGTTTTTAAGAATTTTTTTGGAAGGAGACAGTATCTGCTCTTCTCATTTAGAATAAAATCCGCTAAAACTACAAACACAGCCGTCAATATTAATGCCATATAAATATTTCTAGTAGCCATCCAAGAAATTGTAAATACTAGAATTTCTTTCGTAAGTGCATATTTTATATAAGATTCTGTCGATTCATCTAAATTAAGTTGAATATATCTTGATCCTATATTTAAAGATATCATCATTATTCCTGCAAAAAATGTACTAGAGTTTAATGAATTTATTGCATTATTTAAAATATCCAACATAGTTTATATATTATATACTATATAAAATATACTATATAAAATAATATATACAAGATATATTGTTGTATATTTATTCCATAATTTTACTTGAATAAATATTAATTATTGGCAGAGTTGTCGAGACATATTTAAATACCACTGTCCATCTTGTTGTATTGTTGGGTCTAAATTATAACTATTTGCTAATACCTTAGAAGAAGATAATAAAGAATCAGGTGTACTTCCTGCATAATTACATATTTGACTACTAAGATTTTCATTTAAACAGGTTGGTGTGCTTATTACATAATTAGAACTTTTATACGAACATGGGTCTATATTATTTAGTTCACTTTGCTCAGTATCACTGAAACTATTTCTTCCGCTGACAGTATTCACAGTACTTTTAAATAAATTACCTATAAAATTAAAAAGACCACCAACAGAAGTAACTTTATATTTTGCTGTAATATCGTCTGTTAATGATGTTTTATTTTGTTGATACATAGGATCATTTATAATACATACTTTATTTGCTATATCTTTGTGAAATCCTGCTACAATCTGTTGATCAATATTGTTTTTATCAGGATTACTCATATCATTCCATCTAGCCATTTTATCTGCATCTGGAATTAAATTACCATTATTGTCTTCTGAACAATAATAATTTGTAAAATAATTTAAAACTTCTTGATTATTTGTTTTATCTGAAATATCCGGACTAGATGTTACAATAGAAGAATTTGCTATAGAATAAGTTTGATTATTATTATTATCAAACCCTTCATATAATGGATAGGAAGTTGTAATTATAATTACAAGAAATACTAAACCTAAATATATATTTTCTATTGAAAAGTAAATAATTAAAAATACGATAATAATTCTTCCTATAAATGATCCATAAGCATAATTATACATAGAAGGTATAAATAATGATATTAAAATAAACAATAAAATCGAATAAAAAGTTATAGATCTTCTACAATAATTCATTTGTATGTTTGACTATATATATTTACTATATATTTAGAAATAAATAAATTTATTGAGGATTAAAATTAAAGTAAACTAAAATATGAATTGCCATATATTACGAATATTACGAATATTATTTTCCGTGTTTTTTTAAAAATATTATCTCATTTTTTTATAGGAATGACTTTACCTTTAGCACTATTTGCTTCATCATATAATGACGATGATGTAAGCGGCTCTACGATTCAAAATTCAAAAGCATCATATATGGGAGGAAAAGGTAACCAAAATGATTATAATTTAGCAAATAATAATTCAAAAAATAAACCAAATTTACGAAAAACGATTAAACAAAAACCTACGCTTCATAATGAATCAAAATTAACTGCATTATTAAAATCTATGGATGAATCTAGCGATACTGAAGATGAAAGTGAAGACAATAATCTAGCAAATTATAACGCCATTGGTGGAAATAACAATACCAGTAGTAACCAGTCAAATAGTTCAGGATATAATTCCGACATCCGTCAAGGAAGTTTTCCTCCTATGCCTCAAGTAAATTATAAAGGAGAAACTTCTACAAAAAAATTAAATGCTACAAGCATTCATTCACCTGATATTCCAACCTCATCTGTAGGTACAATATCTACAAATGCATATAATAGCATGCCAAGTACATATGCAAATCAGTATTATAAACAGTTTGCACCATATATAAATCAAGGATCGTCAGAAATGCAGGAAGAACCCAAAGGTGAATTGATAGAGAAGTTAAATTATATTATTGACTTATTAGAAGAACAACAAGACTATAAGACCAATTCAATTTTTGAAGATTTAATATTGTATACATTTTTAGGAATATTTGTCATTTTTATTGTAGACTCATTTTCACGTTCTGGAAAATATGTAAGATGAGAAACTTACAAATCACGAGACGCGAGAGAAATTGCGAAATTCACTTCATAAATATAATATATCTATCTATATAATTAACTCATTTCATTACTAACATATGTTCTGGTAGTACTGTCTTACATATATAATTGTGCATTACTAATGTGTGTTTTTCTACTAATATAGGTTTATTATTTACTAACAAAAAATCTATTATTTTTTTATTATGTGAAAGCGTATCGATTGCAATACACTCTACTTTTTTATCGCGTGTTTCCATCTTGAGAGCATTTACAAACCCATATATAAATGAATTATTGTCTATCACATTCATCTGTATAGATGTAGGAAGATATATTATATCATTACTACCATCATAAGTTTTTGGGACACTTGAAAGCACTGTATAACTATTTCTAAACATGTAAATAGCAGTTATTATATCATTATTTGCTTCTACTATTCCAGCATTATTTTTTTGTAATAGTACATAAATAGAATACACTTCTTTTTTAATCATATGCATTATATGATAAAATGAAGGTAATATTGAAAATAAAAATGGATTTATATTTTTTGTTTGATTTGTATGTAAATTTTTAAAATACTCTATTAGAATATTCATATTTTGACTTCCTATTTTTACTAATATTATACTCGGATGAAAACGATACTCTATTTTATACCATGCTGAATTTATTATCGGTATGTAAAAAGAATGGTAAATTACAAATGGTACTACTACTCTAGGTATTGTTAGACCAGTATATTTAAAAATACTACTATATATTTTATCCTTTTTTTTGAAATCTTTTAATCCATTCTCTTCATAAAGATCTTTATTCGTATTTTTATTACCAGAATTTCTCATATTCTCCTGTATCTCACGTTTCATCTCTTTATTATGTATCGCGCTATCAGTACTACGCAATATTACTTCATCCCAATCTACTAACATCTTATAATGATATGTCGCCACCATATCTGTTACATCTTTATCATTTATCTCATTCGGATTATAATACAACTCAGAATAATACATTGGCAATCTTGCACCTTTTCTATTTAAATTTTTATTATAAAAATACATCGGTATTCCTATGATTGTTCCAAATACCGTTTTCACCGATAAAATATTTCCACTATCAGCCATCGTCTTATACATTAATTTACTGTTCATTGTTATTATTGGATTATAATCATGATTCTCCAGCATTATTTTTAATTTATCCTTACTTAACTTTCTATCTATTAATGCATTTTTCATATTACCATTGTTTAGTTTTTTATTAAAATAGGGATAATCATTCATTAATCCAACTATGTTATCATAATACGTAGTTAAACGTTCAGTCTCATTTATATATATATTGTCTATCTTATATGGAACACCAGTATCCGTTATATACGTTACATTATTATTAATAAAATTTAAATGAATTGTATCTAAAGGTCTATCTGTTGAGATTATACTATTTAATTTACACCAATTTATTGTATTATATCTATAGAATATGGGCTGTGTCATCCAAAATTTGTATCTTATTTTATTATACCCATGAAATACTAATAAAAGAATAATAATTGCTATTATGATATAATAGTACATATCATAATAAAATCATATAAATATTTTGACATATTTGCACGATTCTTTCTTAATATTTATACTACGTTATTTATATTATTTATCTGAATTTCTCATATTCTCCCGCATCTCACATTCATGTCATTTCGAACATTGGTCATATAAGCATATCTCATTCTTTTGGGAGGGCTGGAGAACTGTGTAGGAGGGCTAGCGATGTGAGAAACGAGAGAATATAAGAAATTCAAAAAGAAAATTCGAACGTACATTAGTTAGCAGGTTTATACAAAATATATATATATTGGAATGGTTTTTTATATGGTAATAAGTCATTTTGCGCCAACATATTAAATCCGCAATCTTTTGCTTCACTCAAAATAATAGATTGATCAGGAGCATTAAATACTTGTACATTCTGTCTCCTCTTACCATTCTTACGATTTTTGAATGTTTCTCGCATCTCAATTGCAGACGGATCACTCATTTTCATATCTGATCTATAAATAATATCATCAACAATAGCATCATTATTACCCAATGGATTGTTTACAGGTTTTTTATCAAATAGTCGTGATATCATCGGTGAAAACCTCCGCTCCCGTGCACCATATACTTGAGAGTCATAAAAACCACCAACATTTATTAAATGAAGTGCTAAAAATCCTCCCGGTACTAACCACCTGTAACAATTTTCAAATAATATTCTACGATCCGGTATTGAATATACCGCAAAGTCTAATAATGTAATTAAAGTAAACTTCTCTGGTTCAAAAATTAACTGATTCATACTATTTCCTAAAATATAATTACTACCAGGATACTTATTCATTGCATATAATATTAAATCTTTTGATTTATCTATACCATACCCATTATAACCCTTTTTAGTAAATGTATCAACATGTTTACCCGTTTTAGAACCTATGACTAAAACATCCGTTTCTCTTACTGGTGTTGCTTTATTTAGAATAATACCTACTTCATAGTCATCAACTAAATTACTATAAAATAAATTATCATACATTTTAGCATAAAAGTTATCATATAATTCTTCTCCTGATTTATACGTAAATTCTTTATTTAATGTAAATCCTTCTTGTGGATATTCTTCACTTGAGTCTGATTTAGACATAGATGCTGTGGGTTGCGTTGATAAGAAAAATAGTCGATATACATATATAATTGATATAAGAATAAGCATAAATGCAAATATTACTACCCAACACGATGTTGCATTAATCTTATAAATAATAGAGTCTACTACTGTCATTTTATTTTTATTTATATGTATTATTATTATATATTTTTTTATAGAAAAAATAGTATATGGACGAATTCCAAATTAATGATATACGATCAATAAGCGATTTTAAAGGTGAATCGTTCTCAAAATATAAAAAAACAGATGTACGAAAAGAACTACTAAATTGTATGCTTAGTGGTAAAATAGAACCAGCATGTAACTGGGGAGCCGAACTTATATGCGCTGGCCAATTTTTAGACTTATGGGAAATTATACTTACTTTTTTAGGAAAACATGTACATTTAGCGAATCCAAAACTTGCAATATATTTAGAAATGCGATATGAAAAATTTAAACAAATTATATCTTCAGGATATGTAGACGATATATTACGCTTACGAAATAATCAACAAATACGAGCACTTTTTGCTGAAATTATATGTATTTTGTGTAACACTAACAAAAAACATAGTTTTCAAGGCATAAAAATAAACAAAGAAGAAGAATACGATATTACACATATGTCTAATAAACTAAAAGCACCATCCGTATCATATGCCCAATCCGTATATAGAAAAGATGATCCTAAAGAATTATTCATTTCTATAAACGAATTTGCATATAATATTTCACCAGATTCTAATAACTCACTACAAGCATGTTTTTGGCTAGAATGGATTATGGAATTTCAAAAAATATGTGCAAATAAAAAAGAAAAATGTTTATGTGAAAGAAGAAGTAACATCCCCGTAGAAGATAAGTTTCAAATGGATCCTATATGGATAATATGGGAAATCATATTACAACAATGTAATGATAAAGATAGTATTAAAAGTAAAATTCTAAATAGTATACTAAAACTTTACTGTTTAAAATATACACCAGGTGTAAAAAAAAGACGAAGATATCTCATCTATTATGCAATTTCAATTATAACCGAAAAATACGATACTAAAATAGACATAACAAAAGATAAAGAACTTGTTGAAACGGTTGTCAAAAAAATAAACTCAATATACAAACAAATTAAAAAAAATGAGGTGGGACCCAAGATTGACTACTTAATGACAGATGTACGAAAATCAAATCTAGAAAAAACCATCGATAAACTTCAAATGTTAAATAAGTTTGATATTAATATGCATAATTATGCTGTATAAAAATATTTTATCCTCTTTTAATTTTATATGTAATTACAGTAACAGTATAAAATAATATAGCACCCCATAATGTATCTATTATTGCGGTTTTTAAATTATAGTTTTTAAATATAGCCATATTTGTAAAATCAAATATTCCATATGCGCAAAATCCAAGTATAAACGCGTCTAATGCTGGTTTATTTGCTGATATAATAAAATAATTAAGAATAATAGCCATGAGAATATAAGTAAATATAGCAGGAGGCATATTTACGCTAAGAGCGGATTTTTGAATTGCCATAACTGTTTTTTCAAATACAGGCTTACCCACCATAAAAAGATATACCGAATCAATTATCACCAATAATATGGAAGAAACAATAAATAAGTTCATTATATATATATCGTATATGATATATTACAATATAATATATCATAAATATCAAAAAAATAAATCTTATAATATTAAAATATTTTATAGTTATATTTTAATATGGGCACAAAAGGATCAAGAAAAAATAACTCCAAATCTAAATCAAAATATAGTTCACTTCTTAAATCATTAAAAGGTGGACAAGATGAAGAAGAAGAAAACAAAAAACCTTCATCGCTAGAATATATAAAAAACTTATATTCCCCCTCTGAAAGAAACACTCCCCCAAAAGATTATAACTCTAAAATTGGAGAAGATAATGAAAGCAAAAATGATACTAATTCTACATTTGGAATTTCATTCAACTCAAAAAAAATAACCTCGTATCTAACTCCGCCTACTCCTACAGAAATAAACACAAGTTTAGCCTCCACCTCCGAAACATCCGGTTCAACAGGATGGTTCGTATTTAGGGTAATTATTGTTTTAATTATAGTTCTTATTTTTGGGTTAAACTTAACTGGCTATTTAGATAATGTAATAGCGTGGTTTACCAATACGTTTGGCCCCTATATTAATCCGATTCTTGTTTCTATAGGTTTAATGGAATCTGCACCAACAAAAGATTCAAATAATAACAATTTAACAGGAGATCAATCCGGTACAGGAACAAATTCTGTTACACAATTAGACCAAAATGTTGGAATAAATCCTGTAATGAATACTCCTGATGCAGATGCAGATGCAGATGTTCCAGTCCAATCAACTATAAATATCAATGATGACTCCCATCGGCAACTAGACAATATTAAACCAATACCTATTCAACCAAATGAAAGACAAACACCGCTTAGGAATAGAGGCGAATCTGCAAGACCTCCAGGAACACAACCTGCACCTTTTACAGAAGAGACATCTAGAGAAAAAGAAAAAGAAAAAT